AATAATTAAAAAATTTATTCTAAACTAATAACTTTATTCGTTTTGCACTGCGTAATAATTTTAATATGATTATATTCATATAGGTTAAGTAAGGAAACAATGACACTTGAATTAAAAAAATTTGATATGCGTTCAATTACTTTCAAGCCGGATGAAAATAAAGGACCGGTTATTGTTATGATTGGTCGTCGTGACACGGGTAAGTCTTATTTAGTTCGTGACCTCCTGTTTTACCATCAAGATATTCCTATTGGCACAGTGATTTCAGGAACGGAAGCAGGTAATGGTTTTTATGCTGCCCATGTTCCCAAATTATTTATACATGATGAATACAATACTGTGTTGATTGAGAACATTTTACGTCGCCAAAAAACGGTTCTCAAACAGGTGAATAAAGAAATAGAAACATATAGACGCTCTACTATTGATCCTCGTGCTTTCGTTATTTTAGATGATTGTTTGTATGACCAATCATGGACTCGCGATAAAATGATGCGTTTATTATTCATGAACGGAAGACATTGGAAGGTGATGTTGATCATTACAATGCAATATCCACTCGGTATTCCGCCGAACTTGCGTACCAATATTGATTATGTTTTTATATTGAGAGAACCATACATGACAAATCGTAAACGTATTTGGGAGAACTATGCGAGTATGTTTCCATCTATGGAGTCATTCGCTGCGGTCATGGACCAAACGACTGAAAACTATGAGTGTTTGGTTATTAATAATAACGCAAAATCCAACAAATTGACCGACCAAATCTTTTGGTACAAGGCAGAGGGTCATCCAGATTTCAGATTGGGTTCTAAAGAATTCTGGGACTTATCCAAAGGAATGGGTTCGGATGATGAGGATGAAGCATACGATCCGAGCAAAGGAAAAAAACGCACGGGTCAGGCAATCAATGTGAAAAAGACGAAATGGTAAATTTATACATTACTGAAAATAATGTATAAATGGTGTAAGTTTTTAAAATCCGACATCTTCTTCATCGCTACTGTCTGTATCTTCATCCGTATCTTGATCCGTATCGGCCGTTTTCATATAAATTTCATATTGTGTATTCAGAAGTGAAAAATCAATATGTTCAATTTCATAATACGATGTAAAACCCGTCGTCTTCAATGAATTCATAACTATTTTTTTCTTACCAAAAGACGGATTGTATTTTACAAATTGTTTCAAATACCAGGACAGTTTTTCGCGCACATTGTAACATATATTGACATCCGGTGAATACTTACTTTTCAAATACATTTTCAGATAAGGTTTCATTATACTTACTAATTTATCTTTCGGGAAATCCTTGTGTACCACGATTGTAGTACAACATTCTTCCTTAAACATATTTATTATTTGATGTGACAGTAATTCATCGGATGAATTCATGTAATAATTATCAATGGCGTAACTACGAATTAAATAATCATATTCTGCTGCAAATACTTCCAAATCAAAATTAGACAAAAAGAAATGATATATCAATTTTGGTACGTTGAAAGTGGAATTTTTCATGAAAAAATAAATGTTAGAGTAAATAGCCGCATTAAATACAACATTGTTGTACGGATTTTTACAATGTTTTGGTTCTGAAAAAAAATGACACGTGTATCCCAATGAAGTATTCAATAAATTCACCAAATCGGTCAATGTAAACAAATATTTCTTGTTGCAATGTAAAATGGCAATCACGTTGTGGTCTGTTTCATTCAATGGATTCAAATATACGTCTGTTGCTATCTGTATTTTTGATTTGCGAAACCGGTAACGGAATCCATACTTCAGAAACCAGTGATATAGCCGTTGAATCTGAAAAAAAGTCTCCATCAATTCTGTTCTTTGTTCCCCGGATAAAAACATGTTACTCAATGCGCTTTTTAAAAACGCAAACTTATTTTTTGTTGTATAATCGTTTGATAAAAGATAAAATATGAAAATATAATAGATAGGATTTTTCATTATGTTCATGTTACTATTCAAAAATTCGTATTTCTTTTCAAAAGAACCATTCAACATAATACAGTTGTTACATAATTTGTATTGTACGAGTTGAAAAAATGTATGCATTGTTCATATATCTTGCAAAAAAATGTTTATATTATTTTGCAAAATAATATAAATGGTTGTAAACAATAGTATGTAAAAATGGATCATTTACAAGAACATTTAATACGTAAAAGTAATTGGGAAAAAATACCAGACAAACATATTGTTTATCTATACAATTTGAAAAAATCGGGATTTGAACCCAAAGTCATTTATGACATTGGTGCCTGTGTGTTACATTGGACGAAAATCGCAAAAGAACTATGGCCAAATGCTGAAATCATTTTATTTGACGCTTATCCAAATGCCGAATTTTTATACAAGGACTATCGTTATCATATTGGCTGCTTAAGTGACGAGAACGATAAAATCGTAAAATTCTATCAAAACGATTACGAGCCGGGTGGAAATTCTTATTATAGAGAAATCGGATGTGATAACGGAAGGCATTTCCCGGAAGACCGGTTTACAGAAATGAAAACGATGACGCTTGACACAGTTGTTGAACAATATGGGTTTCCGTTGCCTGATTTTGTAAAAATAGACGTGCAAGGCGCGGAATTGGATATTTTGAATGGTGGAACAAATACGATTGGCAACGCAAGACGCCTGATTGTTGAATTACAACACACTGAATACAATGAAGGTGCCAAATTATCTAATGAATCACTGCCTATTATTGAAAGTATGGGTTGGAAATGCTGCGCTCCACTTTTCCAAAATAACGGTCCTGATGGAGATTATGGATTTTGCAAGGATATCCCATTCGCCTGGGAGAATAGGTAATTGTAGTCAAAATATACATTTTTTTGATTACAATTGTAACGTATTGTGCTAATAAAAGTTATTTTTTAGATAAAAATATTTACTTTTGACGACGAGTGTTGCGTGTTTTTCTGCAGTATTTTTTGTTATTTCTGGTATAAGTTTTGCAACTTTTTGGTGCATGTTTGCATCTGCTCTGTGATCTCTTCTTGCAAGTGACTACTTTTTTTGGCATTATATAAATAGAGTATAGATTATTTATATCATGAATATTATGTTTTTAACTTATGCGACCATTCTTAGACCACCGATAAGATTTGCGCCTAAACCGAAACCGGCACCAGCGCGGGCTGACTCTCCGATGGAAGGAACAAACACATCAAGGATGCTGAAAGTAGCAGCAGCAGAAAGTGCTAAAATGATGACCTCCTCAAGATTCAATGATTTCTTAGGGATGACAACAGCAACAAGGGAAATAACAATACCAAGCACAAGGTACTTGATGATTCTTTTGACAAGTTCGGAGAAGTTAACCATACCGCTCATTTGTAGTTATATATTATGGAAACAAAAAAACCTTTTGAAAAATTAAATATAATATTACTAAATCACTTAAACATTATTCGGACTAAATAATATTAATAAATGTCTAGTTTTGAAAAAAAGACCCTAAATAACGGACAACTGAATCCTAAATATATTGATTTATGCGATGAGGACCAACCAATTGCCGGACAAAAATTTGCTTGCATGTCATTTGTTTCGCCTGAGAAAATATTGAAAAAGCGCGAAGTCTTCTTATTTGACCAATTTCTAAAACAATGGGATTTCTCTAAATCTATGGAAAAATTTGCCGAATTTTTACAGTTCATTTCATTCAAATTCAATTTGAAAATAGAGGATGTAATTGCCAGCTTTGATGAGTTCAAGTCAGAAGAAGATGCTAAACTAAAGGAGACATCAGTTGATGACGATTTCAAGAATTTCTTAGATAAGAACGAAGACAAATTGAATGAGCAGTTCAACCGCGAACATGCTTTCCAAACCTCAGTGCGTGGATTAAAAATTCGCGGTGTCTTTCCCACACAGGAGGAGGCAGAAATGAAATGCAAAAAACTGAGAGAGTATGACCCAAATCATGACATTTTTGTAGGACCTGTTGGAATGTGGATTCCATGGGACCCCGACGCTTATAAGACTGGTCGTCTTGAATTTTTAGAGGAGAACTTGAATGAGCTACATAAGTCAAAATTGGCCAACGAAGAAAAGGCAAAACAAGAGTTTGACAAGCGCGTAAAAGATGCAAAGAAGAAGGCAATTGAAGACAATATTAAACTTGCACAAAAATCAGGCAATGTGTTAACCCAGACCATGGACGATGAAGGCAACTTGATTGGCGTGAAGGAGACGACCGATTTTGAGGAGCGCGAGGTCGCAGAGACAGAACAAACAAAAGAATATAACGAAAAGTTATTTGAGAAATATAATAAAAAGGAGTAAAAGATAAAAAGTAGTTAGTATAATTGCTTTGTTGGCCAAGTCGGTAAGGCATTCGGCTGTTAACCGAAAGATCATAGGTTCGATTCCTATACAAAGCGTAAAAAAATTTATATACTCGTAGTTATATAAATTTTACACGGATACATTTGATTTGTAGGCTAAATAGCTAATAATATTTTCAATACAATTTTTACCTAATTTACGTACTTTTCCTTTTGTTTCGCACATAATATCATTCAAACAATTGGGGTCTCTTTCTAATTCTTTTATGAGTTGCGGAAATGTAACGAATTTCTTCATGATAGCCATCGCGCTTACTGAGCTAATTCCCGGAATTTGACACAAAATGATTTCGCCGATATTTTCGGGGGTAACATTGTCCTTTTTTACCTTTTTAACGACACTGCAATAGTTTGCCGATGTTATTTGTGGAGTGAGAACATTTTCTAACTGACCAGAATCACCTCCTGTATTTTCAGAAGCGGGTCCTGTTTGTTTCATGTATTTGCAAAATTCCGGTTGCAAATAATACGGGAATATGCATTTCAAAAAGTTTCGTTCTATCTTTTCCGCCATCCAAATAATATATTCGGCAGTTTCCGATATATTAGAGGTTCGTATCACACTGAACCCCTTGAAAAAATTCAACGATGTTATAGCAGAATATACAATTTTACGCTCCATCGGAGTTCTCAGTTGTAAAATACTGCCTTCAATAATGTAGACTATGGAATGTGGAGGAAATCCACTAGAATGAGTCAACCGATAGGATTGTTCTTCGTAACGACCGTCTTTAATACTTGACAACAAATCAGATAACGACTTGCGTTCAATCAACATGACATCTTTGTCTTCATCTGTTTTTACATAAATATCACCTAACGGGAGAACTTCCTTAGATAATTGTATATATGTTGCTGTTGATGATGTAATAGATTCACATTTCTGGAAAAGTTCTCGTTCTCGTTCGTCTAAAATAAGTTTCATAACAATAAGTGTTCATAATGTCAAATCATTATATCCTTATTGTAAAATATATTTGCATATTACGTAATGTAATATGTAAATTCAAAAACTATTAATCTATCAACAAACATTTATCTGGTTCCAGGGCATCTCCATGAGATGGTGCGAACGTCACTGCCAATACCTCTTGAAACGCAAGCCAAAGGTAATTTGGTGGTGTTGTAGCATTCTAATTTAACGCAGTTTCCGATAACAGCGTTGGTGTTGTTGAATGCAACACTGGTCCAGTGATCGCGACCAATCATGTATGGGAAACCGGCTTTCTTGTTTCCTCCTCCCTGGCTTTGATCGGTAAGTGCATTACTATTCATTCTGGAACGGCTTGAGCTACTGAATGGATTTCCTTGAGGCATGTTATATATATATTTACTAAATATTTTTTTTTAATATTGGAAAGAATATAAAAAATTGATTGTAGTAATAAGGAACTAGTGGTATTCATTTTATTTCATGAATAATATGAATATGGACGAAGACATAAGGATTGAGAAAAATCAATTTGGCGTGGATACCTATATTTTTGCTCCTTATAATCCCCTAAATAAACAAATTTCTCAATTGGAAGTAGAAGAATTACTAAAAAAATATGGTATTGACGCTCCTGTAAACAATATGAATTTATTTAAACGAGCATTTGTGCATCGTTCCTATATCAAACGACCCAATGTTGAAAACGAACAGAATAACATTGTTATATCGCCTAAACCTGACGATTGTATTGCGTTATTTACCAAATCAAATGAACGTCTAGAATTTGTCGGGGACGGGGTATTGGAATGTATAACAAAATACTATTTATATCGCCGTTTTCCCAAAGAAAATGAAGGGTTTATGACCGAGAAAAAAATCGCATTGGTAAAAAATGAAGCCATTGGAAAAATCGCATATGAAATGGGGTTGCACAAATGGTTTATACTATCAAAACATGCCGAAACAAAACAAACCCGTACAAATTTCAAGAAGTTGGGTTGTTTGTTTGAATCCTTTCTTGGCGCAATGTTTTTAGATTTCAATAAAATTTCAGTGAAAGATGAAAATGGATGGTTTCAAAATGTATTTGTTACTGGTCCCGGGTTTCAACTCGTGCAAAAGTTTGTGGAGAATGTATTTGAAAAACACGTTGATTGGATCAGTTTGATACGCAATGACGATAATTATAAAAATATATTGCAAGTTAAAATACAGAAAGAATTCAAAGTAACACCTGATTATTTGGAAGTCAATGAATATGACGCGGAATATGGTTATCACATGGGTGTCTATTTATGTCTTGGTCAAGAAATTCACGAAACGAATCCGTCTAAGAGTATCCCTGTAAAACAGTTTCATTCCTATAGTGAAATACATCAATATATGTCAGTGCATAAACGAATTCTCATATTCTTAGGTGAAGGAAAACACAAAATTAAAAAGAAGGCAGAACAAGTTTCATGTGAGGAAGCGATACGTGAACTATCCAAGTTTTAGACCTAGATTGGGCGATTCAATTAATTTTCCAATGACACAAATATATGGGTCATTTAATTCATTCTTACACCTACGACTTATATGATAGCAATGGTTTCTGCAAGTCATCATTTGAATCAAAATATAAAAATCATGTAGAAAATGAAATAATAAAAAATGGTCTGATATTACAAAAATTATAAAGGTTGAAACAAGAAGCAACTAGACAAAAATTTCACTCACTCGCGTTCGGCACATTGGACAATTTACAAACGATGTTTTTGCAAAATTGGTTATCAACGTTTGACATAAACATTTTTTACAGAATTCATGACTGCAATTGGTCTTGTGTATTTGTTCATTTACTGTATCCAAACATATGGGACATTCTATTTCTTCACTAATATCAGAAGACTGTTTAATTTCAATTGAAAAGCTCATATATATTTCATCCATCGTCAAATTCTCCACCCGAATGTCATTTCTCATTGTAGTTACATCATCCAAAAAACGTAGAAATTGCAACATCTGTTGTATTCTTATGTATCTTTCTATTTTTTCGCAAATTTCATCTCTCGTCAAATGATTTCTAAATTTATACATCTTCAGTTTTGATAATACAGCTTTCAATAGCATTGTGTCTTTTACAACAATCCATTCACTAATTTCAACATCAGTTACAGTTGTTCTATTGATAAATGTGTTTATTTGCGTAACCGTTTGAATAACCTTTTCGTCATTACAATGATTTACAGTATGTCCTCTCGTTTTACAATAACCACACGATTGATTGTTTCTTCTACTCACAGTTATATTACTTTGAATCACTTCGTTATGAACCATTCTATTTTCAACCCGATATGTAAACAGTGTTACTATGGTTATTTTTATTGAGGTAATAAATTCGCTAATATAGGTATACAAAGCATGAAACATTTATTATATCACTATAAATTTTTACAGAATTTTCAACGGTGGAATTACAGTTATTTACACTGTAATATTTGTGACCACATTTGCAATTGACAACGCACGGCGCGTGGAAGTGATAACGGAGTAGATGTAGGAGGTGGACAAAAGGTGTTTTCTTATTTGTTTTATGGCAACAAAGATTTTTACGACCTACCGAATGCATTTTAAACCGGTGAATAATTACAATGTCCCATTTATTGGTAATGGTGTAATAATTTAGTGTTTTGCGATACGAAAAACTAAAAAATTATCCACCTATAATATAATAGTTATATGAGTGAACCATTTTTACCATTGCAACAATTAATTATTAAACCGGTACCAAAATTACAATCGCAAGTGACGAAATGTTTTCAAGAAATTATAGTTGAAGAAGGTGAAGTAAGGGGAGAACCTGTAGTTTCCATGAAAATTCCTATCAAAGACAAACGTAAGTTCTCAACTATTGACCGTTCAACTGTTTACAAAAGAATGCGCGACAACAACGTATTTAATGTGAAAAATGTGAAAGAAACGGTTACTGAAAAAGAATATGAAAAACCGATTGGAGAACCTGAAATTGTAACAAAAAAGGTTGAAAAACGTCTTGTTCTCGCTGATCCAAGTGAAACTGAACCAGTGGAAGATGTAGAAGAACAAGAGGAACCTGTTATAGAAATAGAATCCGAAGAATTAACTGATTTAGATGAAATATTAAATGCCAAAGAAAAAGAAGAAGAACAAGGTGAAGTTATTGAGATTGTAGATAAACCAAAGAAAAAGAGAACCTCCCGTAAAAATCTTGCTGAAAAAGTAGAAGACGATTTAATCAACATTAATTTAACAACATCTTTAATCCGCGATAAACCGGTTTTTGATAGATTGCCCAAACAAAAGCAAAAGGTACTCGTAAAAGCACCTACCTATTACATGAACAATCGTAAAATATCTATTCAAAAATTAAATGAACTCTTTCAGCCCTACCGCAAAGAAATCGTAGAAGACGAAGCAGTGTCTTGTGAAAGAAATGACGATTCTGGGTTCAGTCTATTGACCCATCAAAAGATAGTGCGCGACTATTTGAATTTATACACACCCTATCGTGGTTTACTATTGTACCATTCACTGGGATCCGGTAAAACGTGCAGTAGTATTGCTATTGCTGAGGGGATGAAAACTGACAAACCCATTTATATTTTAACACCGGCTTCTTTGAAAATGAACTTTTTCAGTGAATTGAAATCGTGTGGTGATGAACTTTATAAGAAAAACCAATACTGGGAATTTGTTTCCACGGAAGGCAAACCTGAATACATTCCCGTGTTAGCAAAGGCACTCTCTTTATCCACTGAATACATCAGAAACCTAAATGGTGCATGGTTAGT